CTCCCGATGGGAACTATGGAATCGAAGCCGACTTAGCACAGGTGTAAACATGCGCGAAGGTGCAACTTATCTGGTATGGGCAATCAAACAGTTTGGTTTGGCTGAGGGTTTGTGGCGGTGGTTTCGCTGGCATGGCAGTCCCCATCTGATTCCCGGTCGCATTCGCGACCGTTATCGTGTGTGGCGGCTCATCGACCGTCGCAAGAAGAAGTCGTACTCACGCACTGTATACGCGGTTGACCGTGATGGCGACCTGTATTTGATTGAATGCCCAAAGTGCCATAACACACAGACCGTGGTTAAGTACGGCGGGCGGGACGAAGAACCATGCAACCGCTGCGGAAAGCCCGGTCCAACCCACTTTCATTGCTATCGCTGCCCCAGTGATTTTGGTTGGGATGTTTATCTGGAAGATGGCTTGAGGGAGTTGAAGGACCACCGTGATGGTAATCCTCCGAATCCCTGTATCGCCGTCAGAGATGACAATAATACCTACCGCCTCGGTATTGATAAAGAGGCATCGTGGTGGTGGCGTCGTTATGAGGTATGGTACGACTTTAACCCCGACAACGGTAAGGATGCCCATGGGCACAAGCCTTACGTGATTTGGGACACTGAGGATAGCCAGTGTATCCCGTTGAACAACCAAACGAATCTTGGCGAAAGGTAAAAGGTAATCACATGTTGTTTGGACGTGGGCAGTGGGCGGTATTCGGCGTGGACACAAAGACTCTGGTGAATTTCCAGAAGGCTCTGTCAGACCCGTTCACCATTTTCGAGGTATCGCAGCTTGCGGCCTCCATCACCACCAAGTTTCAGGATAAGGCTCAGACCGGCATCAACCCCTTCGGGGCTCCTCGCTTGGATGAGAAGTTGGTGGACGCTGAAGTCATCGCCGACTTGGGCGACTTGCTCAAGGAACTGGATGAGAGCGACCACCTTCCAACGTCGGAAGACCTTCTCCTGATTCAGACCAATCTTCCATACATGGGCTCCGAGGCTGACCTGTCCTTGGGCAACAGCAAGTATGGGTTCTGGATGGTCAACAACGAGTATGAGGACCCAACAGACCCCAACTCAAAGAAAGAACAGATTTCCTACGAAGAGTTGGAACGCCCGTTCAAGTTCCTCATCAAGGAAGAGAAAAAGGCTGTCGAAGAGAAGGTCGCCGCGACCGCCGTTCTCAACCGTAGTCAGTTCCAAGTTCTGGTTGATTTCCAGAATGGTCGTGCCTATGCGGCCTCCTCCAATGTGGATGAAGTTAACGCCGTTCGTGAACTGCTGGAGAAGCTCGGTGTCAAGACATTCAGCCTCGTGTGGGATTTCGGTAAGGCGACTTGGCCGAGTGACTTCCTGAACAAGGTTGTCGAGAACACGCACTTCGCATCGGCCTTCAAGGAACGTGCTGACCAGCTTGCCAAGCTCCCGCCCGACTTGATTGACAAGCTGGACGATAAGGTGTTGGAGAAGGTTGTGTCCAACTTCTTCGCGTTGGCCCCGCTGGACAGTGAATTGTGGGCTGGTATTTCCACCCCGGCTCGTATTCGTCTTCACAAGGCATTCGACCCGGTGGGTGTATCCAATCCATCTGTGGCGTTCTCGCTGCTCAACATGTCGAACGATGCAGAAGTTGCCACCGCCTCCGTTGTGTTTCAGGAACTGGTTTCCAAGATTCGCAAGGGCGAGGAGAAGGTCTATCGCAACGACCTGTTTACCATTGACATCAATGACAACGTGAATCTTCAGGATGCCGGTGCGGCGATGCTGCGTGGCTTCGACCTTCCACAGTTCAAGAAGGAAGTCAAGACCGCCATCAAGGCCAAGGGTCGTATTGAGATTCGGGACTTCTGGTACATGTGGCTCGATGGAATCCACACTTCGATTCTGGAGTTCATCGACAACGTGACCGATGTTCTGGAAGTGAACAAGTCCAAGGGTGGCTTGGTCGTCCCTGACTTCAGCGGCGACAGCGAAGTAGAAGTCACGGAGGAGTAATGTTCTGGAAACCGAAAACATGGTTTGCCAAAGGCGACGTTGTTGTGGTTCCTGAGGTCATTGACCCAGACAGCAAGTGCAAGAACTGCGGTCACGTCTTTAGCATCCACCACACCCCACCGTGGTCAAAGACAACGACCCGATGAAGCGGGGCTACCCTGCCCACCTTATCGAAGCATGTTCTGCGTCGGCTGGATGGAGTGGTTCAGATTGGTGCAATTGTCCCGGATGGGAGAAGGAATAGAGTATGCGTAAATCCACTTTGGTGGTAATAGCGGTGCTGGTTGGTATTGTCGTCGGTGCCGTCGCTCAAGGTAGCACCTCTTGGTGGGTGTCTTACTACAAACGGTTTGATGCCTACAGGGAGGTCGTTGTATATCATTCATCGGATGGGAAAGAGGTCTTTTGCTCTGAGGTAACCTCATCCGTCGATGGGTATACAACCGGGAATCTCAAGTCGGTGTCGTGTACACAACTACAGGAGAAGTAAATGGAACTTTCAACAGAAGTACGGTGCATTACGATGCACGAAGGCAAGGTCCTAGTCGGTCGTTGGAAGAACGAACCGTGGGAGACACCGGGTGGTCAAATTGGTGTGTGCGAACACCTGCTGGAAGCCACCATTCGCGAGGTCTACGAGCACGCGGGAATTTCTGTGGAACCGCAGAACGTCATCTTCGTCTCCGAGGTTATCAAGCCGGAGCAGGAGCTTCACCGCATCCTCATTTATCTGTACGCCAAGTACACCGAGGGAACCATCACCATCCCTGAAGAGAATCCGCTCTGGACAGAGGCTCAGTGGGTGGACGTTCGCAAGCTTGGTGACATCCAGAATGAGATGTCCGACGAGGCTGTGGATGCCTTCTACAAGTTTAGCTTGATTCTCAGTCAGGCAGCGGCGAGGTCAGGAGCGCAATCGTAATGGACAACGAGGATTTCGTCAGACGGGCGTGGAAGAAGGTCAAGAAGGGCTGGAAGGATAACGACAGCTACGCACCCGACCTGTTTCTTCTGGATGTGGGTAATGAACATTTCTTCGACAATGTAACCATGAAGAGAATAAAGTGAACCTGATAGCCTCAGCACGCCCTGAACACTGGAACGCGGTTGTGGGGCAGGACCGGGCTCTAAGGCTTCTTCACTGCATTCTTACGACCGCCAAGTTCATGCCCAAGGGCTATATCTTTCGCGGACCTATCGGTGTCGGTAAAACAACGTGTGCCTACTTGATGGCGAGAGCCCTCATGTGTACCGGCGACGACCCATTGGGTTGTGGCAAGTGTGCATCGTGCAAGTTCATCGACCAAGCTGACAGCATCGAAGAGGGTCTTAATCTCTGTGGTGACTTCATGGAGGTTGATGCAGCTTCGCACTCAGGTGCGGAACACATGCGTTCTATGCTCGACATCATGAACTCCCCACCCTCAGCCCAATCCAGACGCCGGGTGCTGCTCATTGATGAATCTCATGACTTGAGTGGGTTGGCGTGGGATGTGGCTCTCAAGCCGCTTGAAACCAAAGAAGACGGTAGTGTCTTCATGTTCGCATCCAGCCGGTCAGATTTGATTCCCTACTCTATCAGCAGCCGGTGTGTTCCCATCCCGTTTGAGAGAGTACACACGGATAACATCTTCGGCCTTTTGGTGAACATCGCAAACCAGAAAGACATTCAATACGAACTCGAAGCGTTAAAGATTATCGCTCGGAAGTCTAAGGGCATCGTTCGTGACGCCGTTCTCTGGTTGGGTATGGTAGCTTCCATGGGAATGGTCACTAGAGAATTGGTCATCGCCGCCCTTGATGATACCCTCGAAGACCTCTGTAACAAGTGCTATGCCTCTCTTGCGACGGGTGACCAGATACAAGCCGTCAAGTGGATAGATGAGGCTGGCCGGAACTATAGTACAGGTAAGGTAATCGAGGTCATGTTCTCCATCTATGCTCGAACTCCTTGGGCGGAGCCGGGGAGCCTCTATGCCCAGATTGCCTCGCGGCTACCCAATATCGCAGAAGTGGACTCCATCTTTATCAAGTGGTTGTCCAACACCAACCTACCCGCAGACGCCCTGCCTCTTGTAGTTTACGAACTCATGAATACGCTGGACGTACCCGCCAACGCCACTTCACGGGCTAAGGGCGGAAGTGGAATATCCTCTGCACCGCCCATGGGTGGCATCATCCCCGCCGATTCAATTGAGAGTTTCTTCAACGATTAGGGAAAAATTTCTCCAAAAACACAGTATTAGTCCTGTGGATGCTCATCTACATAGTTACAAACAAGATAAACGGGAAAGTGTATGTGGGTAAGACTAACTACTCCCTTTCTCGGCGGTGGCAGCAGCACTTAATCTCTGCTTTTAGCAAAGACAGTCGCCTTTTGCTCCACGCCGCTCTGCGTAAATATGGGTCTGAGAACTTTGAAATCTCTGTTGTCACGGAAGTCCCGCATAAGGATGAGCTAAATAAATATGAGCGGTACTTTATCGCCAAGTATCGTTCGTTCCCACCTAAGTTAGGGTTCGGATACAACATGAGTCCCGGTGGTGATGGTGGTCCTGAAATTCGACTAGGAACAAAGCAGTCAGAATCTGCAAAGCAGAAGATTTCTGATTACCGGAAGTTGAACCCAGTGGTGGCCGGTTCTGAAACTGCTAAGAAGATAAGTCAGGCATTGATTGGGCGTGGGTTCACACCGGAGTGGTCACAGCGGAAAAGTGCGGCTCAGGTGGGGTCAAAAAATAATAACTTTAAAGACTTATTGGGTACCCGAATTGGAAAGTTGTTGGTTTTGAAATGGGTGGGCGGGGGCCACTGGGATTGTCAGTGCGACTGCGGGAGAAGGATAACTCCCACCACTTCTAACCTACTAAAGTCTACAGGTACTCGGAGTTGCGGGTGTAGCAGATTCGGCCAAAGTCGGTCTGAAGAGGCAAAACAGAAAATGCGTCATGCCGCATTACGTAGGTGGGCACAATGATTTTGGAATATGGAAACTGCGCCCTTTTGAATAACGAGCCTTGGTACATGGTCGAGTTGAGGAGTGAAAAGACCATTGAACCTACGATGCGTAGAATTGGTAAGGCCATTCCAAGCATCTTTCGCGGTGACCCGATAGAGATTTTCATTCCTGTCTTCAACCGCGACCTTGACCTGTTTGAGATGAAGACGGGTTGTTATGTGTTCGTTCGCAGCACGAGTTTTCAAAGTCTCCTGCGGCTCAAGACCATCACTGGCGTTGTATCCTTGGTGACTGAGGGTGACTCCAATCGACCCTCCAAGGCTATCAAGGTGGATGACGAGTATGTTCAATCTGTCATCGCCGACGCCGAGGAAGAGTTCCGCAAGCGTGCTATCGGTATTGAAGTGGATTCATTCGTGCGTGTATTGAACGGTGAGACCCGCGATTATTGTGGTGTGGTGGAGGCTATCGGTGACGGCAAGGCAATTGTTCGAATTAACCTCAAGACCAAGAGCATATTACTGGAAACTCCTTTACGCAATCTCCTCAACATATCCCAAGTCCCCGCCGACCGCAGGGTGTACTACTATTGTCCCTTAGTGGACGAACTTGTCAGGGAACGAGATGGTGAAGGGCTTCGTCTCATTGAAGAGGACCTGAAGCTGGAAGATGGTGCGGCTCCTCTTGACCTCCCTGAAGAGATTCATCATGAGCCCAAGCGGCACTCCCGGCAGAAGACAGTCACCGCTTTGGTTAAGCGTCTCATTCTGATTGAGAACCACCATGACCCCATGACTATCTGCAAGTTGGTAGTTGAGGCTCTCAAGCAGGGGGACATCAAAATTCCCAAGAATTACTTCATTATCTACTGCATAGTTAAGGACAATCTCATGCGGAATTATTTTCGCAAGATTGACCCCAGCATCAGCAACTACCGGGATGTCATCAACAAGTATGGCAAGCCGTACAAATTTTCTGCTCAACAGATAGCAGAAATCGACTCAAGTTTGAAAATCCCGGTATTAAGTAGTGAAGAGGAGATTCCAGAGCCCAAGAAGGGTGAGGAAGCCCCCAAGCGTCGTGGTCGCCCCCGTAAGGTAAAGACTCATCCGCCTGTTGTTGTGGAGACCAAAAAGAAGAAGAAAAAGCGGGTATTGAGCCCTGCGAACAAAGCGAAGATGATTGCTGGCTTGAAGAAGTGGCACGCATCTCGTCGTAACATCGAAGGCAAAAAGAGGGCATAACCCCACAGGTGTGTAAAGTTTTTCAACTACCAAACCCTCAAATATGACGGGCATTTTTGTTGGTAAAAACTTCGGGGATTGGGTGGTTGCTGAGGAACCCAAAACGGTTGATAAACGCTCGATAACCGTGTGCAAATGTTCATGCGGAAAGACATCGCCGGTACGGACTGAGCATTTAAAGAGCGGGAGGTCAACCAACTGCGGTTGTATTCGAAAAAAACGACTGCTACAGGCAAACCGGGGAAGACCATTTGGGGCTCTGTACACATCATTCCTACACTCAGCCGCCAGTTATGAGATGCCTATAAATTTGAGTTACGAGGAGTTTGTATTTTTCACTAAGGATGTAGAGTGTCACTACTGTGGCGAACCCATTAAATGGCCCGAGTACGCCCCTCAGAGAACGACTGGTGTGAAGCGGTATAACTTGGACAGGAAAGATAATTCAAAGGGATACTCACTTGAAAATTGCGTGGTTTGTTGTAAGACATGTAATTATGCGAAGGCGGATAGGTATTCTTATGAGGAATGGAAATGCATGACCGCCGCATTAAAACGTTTTAGAGGTTAGAGCACACAACTTGTGGTGAGGGACGATTGTAGTCTGAAACCGAGGACTACACCCCGATTTAGCTCGTAGATGTGATAGGTGAAGGAGAATCACCATGGCATTTACGGTAGCTTCGATTTCTAACTACGTCAAGACTCATGAGAAGTTGATTCTTGTGGTCTTGGCGATGGCTCTCGCTGGTTGGGTAACCAGCAAAGGTTTGAACATTTACGAGGGGTATGAGCAGGGTAAGCTAACCACTCTCGAACAGCAACTAAATCAGACAAAACAGCAAGCAGCAGCCGCGTCTCAGTCGGCTCAAGATGCGAAGAACGCAGCGGTTGCATCGGCAACACAGGCGGCTCAGGACAAGGCGGCATCCGCCGCCATGATTAGTGCTCTGTCTCAGCAGAACGCCAATCTTGTGAATCAGATTGTTCAGCGGAGCAAGCAGACACAGCAACAGCAGACTATGGATATGAACTCCACGATTCCGCAATTGGCTCAGAGATTTCAGTCGCTGGTTCCCGGCCTGAACCCGGCTGACATCAAGGTTGCAGAGAATGGGGTAACAGCACAAATCGGGCAGGATACTGCACAGAAGACTGTGGCTCAACTGGAATTGGTTCCTTCTCTACAAGCGGATAAGACCGACCTCGAACAGCAAGTAAAGAACGGGCAGGACATGCTGGTCTCATCACAAAAAGCGTTGGACAGTCAGAGCAATTTGACCACCGCACAACAGAAGGTCATTGATGCACAGGATAAGTACAATGGGCTGCTCGAAAAACAGATAGCTCAGGGGGACGCCGCTTGTCAGGCTCAAATCAAGATTGAAAAGACCAATACAAAGAAAGCCTATCTTAAGGGATTCAAGTGGGGGTTGATTACCGGATTTCTTAGCGGGATTTTTGTGGGACACAGTATTTAACTTATGTAGGGTACAACAACCCCATTGAATAAACAGGAGAACAAGGTGAAAGTAATTTTTGTACTTGACGACCAAACCATTATCGTTTCCTCACCAGAGGAACTCCAACTGCGGCAGCTTTCCCCGTACCTCGCGGGTCTGGTACTTCCTGCGGGTAAGAATGAGCAGGGCGAGGAACTTCTCCGCCCCCTCATCACCTACCCGGTTGTGATTGCCTTGGCTCCCAAGCCGGAACCAATTCCCGCTGGCGAAGCAACCCCGGTGCCTACCGCCCCGGTCCCGCCGGTTCCAACCGACATCAGCACAGGAAAAAAGCGGAAGGCGAAGAAGGCGTCCATTCAGTGAAGCTAAATTTCTGTCCAACTTTCGGCGGCAAGCTTTACTACCTCGGGGATGACAGCGATGACAACGCTCCGATGTTAAAGCTGGAGTTCTGTACTCGCGAGTTAGGCGGCGACCTCTCCAATTATGTTAGGGAAGGTATCGCTGCTCGTACTCTTGCTTTTGCTCTTGCGGCGATTCAAGAGGCGTACAGCATTCAAGAGGAAAACACTCTCCCGGAGCCGTCAAAACCGTTGTCAGAAGCAGGTGTTCGGTTTGTGAATTCTGTTTTGAATTGTCATGTCGATGAGAGCAAGTTCCTCCGCGACTATGACGAAGGGATTTAGTTATGGCAATGAAGGTCAACAAATCAACCATCCACCGTATCTCTGTGGACGTGTCCTGCGGCTGTGGGATGTACGCCGAGTTCAAGGATACACAATGCAAGACTCCTCTATCTCCTCTCGTTGTCAACGGGGAGCAGTCGGGTGAGACTTATCTGAAAGTATTCAACGCTTGTTCAACCCATGAGAAGGACGCTGGCCTGTCCATGCTTCAGTTCATTGTCGGCGAACGATTGGATGAAGCGGTCGCCGAGGCTCAGAAAGCCCCTGCAATCCCCACTCACATGTACGCAGTTCCCGGTATTGAAGAGGGCGACACGGGCGGCGTAATTGCAGTCGGTGGGAACGTGCAAAGTGTCGTTAAGGTCGCCAAGCCAGTTGCCGTGCGACCGCGCACTCAGGCCGCTCCTACCGTCAAGACATTCCAAAGAACGGCTGACCAGCTTGCTAAAGCCGGGGCGGCTCCTACCCACGTTCAAGGTGGGGCAGCAGAGATGCAGATGGAGGAAGTGGCCGAAGATTCGCGTTACACCCCGCACATCGAAGAGGCTCTTGACTTTCTCGATAGACGAGAGAGTGGGTTGTTTGAGGATGGAGAAATAGAAGAGGGTGAGGAAGTGGGAATTTAAGCCCTAGAAGTTGTACGCCTCGTCAACGAGGGGTTCGGTTTTGACACCGGCAATCATGGCCTCGGCGATAGCTTCCTCGGCCTTGGAGGGTGCCTTCGTGGCGTTCAGGTTGACCGTCTTGCGCTTGCTGAGGGCTTCGGTGGCTTCGGCTACCGTCCAACCCTGTGACGCTGCCAGAGCCTCGGCATCGCCAGTGGCGACCGCGACTACAAACTTGACCGCTGCCGGGGTGTTCTTGACCGGCTGCTGTGTTGAGAAACCGATTTTCTTGGAAGCCATTGCCGCATCGACCTCAGCCACAATCTGTGCCGGGGTGGGACGAACAGCCGGACGTGGGGTGAAGCTGGAGAACACCGGGCGGTTGTCAGCCGGGGGATATGTCTGCTTCATGGCATCCATGTTGCCGTTAATGGGGGTGATGGAGTGGACGACCGTGGGAGCCGGTGCTGCGTAGGTGGTTGCCAGAACCGCAGCCATGCCGCCCATCAGTTCGATGCAAGTCGGACCGAAACCATTCTTGATGGAAACGTCGTCCGTCAGCTTGCGACCACAGCGGCCACAGCGGCCTTCGTGCCAAACTTCCATACCAACCGGCATCCGGCCTTGGAGCATGATGTTGAACGCCCATGTAAAGGCCACGACGTTAGGGCTCTGCATGTTGTAGCGGGTGCGACCGGCAGTGTAGAAGGACAAGATGCCGGTACGGCGGTCGGTGCGGATGATGCCCATGTAGGTGTAGTCGCTCTCGTTGTCAGAGCCGGTCAGGAGAGCCACAAACCACGCTTGGCTCCAGCCTTTCGCCTTCTGCTCGTCGGTGGGCTCGTCGCCCTTAGAGATTTTGTAGGTGTAGCGGCAGGTTTTGCCTTTGAAGGTGAGCGTTGCGTTGCCAGAAAGCATGAAGGCCAGAACCTGCTTGGCGTCAGTCATCAAGCCGGGGGTCAGGATTCCGTCCACTTCGGGGTCTGCAATTTGGTTGCTCATGGTGTCTTCTCTCCACCAATAGTATACCGGGAATACCCCGGAAATAGCCAGTATTTTGGGAAAATAATTTACGATTCCTATAGTAGAGGGCTTATGCACAGACTGATAATCGACACCCCCCATGGAAGCTTGAAATACACCTACTTGGCAAGCCACCATACCGTTGGAATCATTACACATACGGGGCAAAAGCACAAGTTCCCCATCCACAGGGTTCAGTCGGACCCCAGATTTAGAGTCCAGAATGGTAGTTCGGACGGGCGAATTGCCCCCGAAGAAGTAGCGGCCTTCATCCTGAAACACCACATCAGGTAGCCGTTTTGCAGGTCAGTTTGGTATACTATCCCAAGGAGCATCCGTGCCTCGAAAAGACATCACGGGGAAACGATTCGGTAAATGGGTTGTTTTGTCGGCAACAACTTCCTCTGCAACCGGCCAAGCTATGTGGCTGTGTCGATGTGATTGTGGAAACATCCACCCTGTTCATGGTTCCAATCTGCGACGGGGCGGAAGCACTCAGTGCAAAGCGTGTCTGATTAAGACGAGAACGTTTGAAGGTGGACCGCACGATAGAACAAGGTATGTAGCCCGTTATCATGCTTTGCGACACTCGTCCAAAGTACGTAATGTACCCTGTATTATCACGAAGCATCAGTATGAAGCTCTTTTGGCTCAACCCTGTGTTTATGGTGGTGAAGTTCTACCACCGAGTGTGGGGTCTGGTTTAGACCAAAAAGTTGCAGGGCTAGGTTACACGATAGAAAACAGTGTTCGATGCTGCACCCGACATAACCACATGAAAGGAGCAGCACTTTCATACGAGCACATGTTGTACCTCATTCAGAACTTCCCGGAGTTGAAACCATGCTCAAACAAATTTTTGTTATGACATTGTTATTGGTATTGGTGACGCCGTGCTCCGGTGTTAAGTTTAAGCATAATCGTAGTCGCCATTACAGCTACATCAGCGTCCCGAAGAATCTTCGGCGTCCCTTTTGGCATCCGATGTTTCCTCCAACTAGAGCCAGTTTATTGGCTCAGAATGAAGAGATTGACCGCCTCGGCCTTCCTCGCATCAAGGACGACCGCGAACTTGAATCCCTTATCAAGTCGGGAGACTTGGTGCCTCTGCCTTTGAACAGTCACTTGACGGTAGACCCGCACCTTCCTGAGAATCGCCGGTACTGCCGCCCATGGACGGCTCAGTTTCTTACCCGTCTGAGTGACGCCTTCTACGCACAGTTCCATGAGCCCATCATGGTGGACTCCGCTGTTCGCACGGTGGAGGTCCAGAAGAAACTGCGTCGGTGGAACGGCAACGCCGCACCGGCTGAAGGCGAGACGGCATCTTCTCACTTGGCCGGAACTACGATTGACCTCGCCCGGAGACGTATGACTGTGGAAGAAGGGAAATGGGTTGAGATTTATCTTCTTCCCCTTCACGCCGAAGGGATGGTTGAAGTCGAAGAAGAATATCGCCAGCGGTGTTTTCACATCATGGTGTCAGGAAACTATGGCACCGAAGCCCCGACCATAGAGATAGAATTCGATTGGCGTTTAGGTGTAAACACCAAAGGGATGCAGACGGTGCCAATGGTTTCGGAGGATTTCTCACATCCACAATTGGTACAGTGAGTGGAATACCAAACATGGGTGTGGGACCACTCAGGATGATGAGGACAGTACCCTAGAATCCGCTTCGCTTGATTACAATTGTGACAGAGAATCTGTAGTGTGAGGGGGTAGTCCAATCGTTGAATTTTTCTATAGAAAACAGCGCCGCCGCACCCACCTGTATCCTCTCTATCTTCCTTTCCATCATTGTTGATGTGGTCAATGCTCAAAAATACAAACTCAGGCTCACCACAGCAAACGCACAACCCTCCATAGTGGGTTAAAACCTCGTCCCGCAGTTTCTTCAAGTACGCCCTCCTCTGGTTGTTACAGTAAGCGAGGTTTTGGTCTCTCCATTGCTTAAGTTGTCTCCTGTGTTTAGGTCGGTGCTCTGGTTTCTGTTTGGCTTCAACATAAAACCTCTTGTGATTCATGCGACATTCAGGACAGGTAATTTTCCCATCCAGTACCTTCGTTGTTCCGCAGGAGGTACAGATACCTGCTGCCTTCAACCGTATATAACGCTCCCTAACCCGTTTCCGGGCTTCCTCTTTTTGGTTCATAGTAACCCCTATATACAAGGAAGCTAAATTGTAAATTTCACACAAGCAAGCAATAAATAGACAATCCCAGCTTTTCAAAAGGGTTGTAGATAGCAACCAACCCCCGTACTATGAGGAGCCTCATGTATAGAATGGTGTTCACTATCAAAGGTGATTGCGAAATCTATCTCCAAAAGACTCGCGACAACGTACGCATCCGCGTATGTGATGACCCCAACTCCACTGACCCTGCCGACTTCGAACTCGAAGGCACCGTAGATGCCGTGAGGGAACTCGTGGCGACTCTGAATTCAGTTATGGAGCATTGTGATGCAATAACTGAGGAGATGAACTAACGAATGGTTCACATCCGCCACTGCTTTTACTGCGGGGATAGGCTATCTAGGCGAAAAGCCACCAAGGACCACATTGTGCCTCGGTCTAAAGGTGGGGGAGAAACCCACAATGTGGTTAACGCTTGCAGAACCTGCAACGAGGGTAAGGGGAATTTGCTACTCGAAGAATATCGGCGAGTTGTAGCCTATCGACTCGGCATTGACCCCTTTGAATTCAGATTTCCGGGAGAAGTGGTTATGCTAGAACCGAAAGACCAAGCAAAATACCAGAGACAACTAGAACGACAAAAAACTAGACGAGCCGAGCGCAGGGCCACTGGTATGTGTATGCGTTGTGGTAACTCCCCAGCCAAGCCTAATCGAGTGGATTGCGACCCATGTTCAAAACTCGCCAACGCAGGTCGTGCCAAGAAGAAAATGGCGGGAGTTTGCGCCTACTGCTCTGACCAAAACCCAACCATTCCCGGACTCTCTTTGTGTAAATCCTGCTCAGAGAGGAGTTCAAAAAAGAGTAAGGAAATTGCCACCAAACGTAAACAACTTGGTCTGTGTGTAACCTGCGGTCGTGAGCCATCCTGTGAGGGCCAAGTCAATTGCGAAAATTGTGCAGCCGATGGTCGAGAATACCATCGTCAGAACAAGAAGATTTGCTTTGACCACTATGGTCGTATGTGTGCTTGCTGCGGCATTGAGTTCGATGAACGATTTCTTACTTTAGACCACGTGAATAACGACGGTGCTGCTCATCGAAAAGAGATTGGTAATAGCACACTATATCGGTGGGCGATTAAGAATAAGTTCCCCGACTTACTCCAGACCAACTGCTGGAATTGCAACATGGGGAAGAGTGTGAACGGTGCGGTTTGCCCCCACCAAGAGATGAATTCCAAAGCTTGGGTGTTCTAATCATCCGCGTCGTGATGGCATTTCGCCGAGGGGCATTGAAACCCCCAAGGGCCTTTAGATTTCCCGGCGAGATGTTGTTCGATTAGTAGAACATTCCGAAGTTACCCCCACCACTGCTTGCAGTGGTTACAGTAATTTGAAATACCTGCTCCCCAGTATATGTGTTCGTATCCGTCACTTGAATGGTGAATGTGGACACCTCAGCCCCCGTTGCTGTGCCGCTGATAATTCCCGTAGAACTCCCCAAAGATAGTCCAGTGGGCAACGAGCCCGATATGACGGCGAAGGTGTAGGGTGAGGTTCCACCTTGAACAGAGATAGTCTCGTTGTACGAAACACCAACTACAGCCCCCGCCAAATTCTCCGCAACTGGGACAGGAGAAAAGTAACTCGGAACAAAAGTTATTATGATATAGAATTCCTGTATTCCAAAATACCCGGCATCGTCAACGACCAAAATTTTGAAAGTTGAAGTTCCTTCTGTAGTGGGGGTGCCACTGATAACACCTGTTAGTGTGTTAAAACTAAGCCCCAAAGGCAACTCGCCCGCCCCCGATACTACAGAGAGTTTATAGGGGTCGGCCGGTATATTATCACCAAAAACAGCGATTAGGGTAGAATAGGGGACGCCCACAGTCCCAAGTGGTAGTGGCTGAACAGAGAGGAAGGGGTTAAAGTATCTGGGGATTATAGCTATCTCCGTTTCCCCCACATATACCGGCACACCCCCAAACACAACGATTTCCGTCTCTGTAATGTATGAAGCAGTCGCTCCCGTTCTTAGCTCAACAGTTGCAGTTGCCCACGCCCGAGAAGTGGAGAGCACCGCCGCATTGGGAATTGTTGCAATCGGACCTCCAGTGATTCCATTATCAAATAAAGCAACCCCCGCTGTAGTTGCAGCCGGGATAACATATTGCCGCTTTGTACCAGCCGTGGGTGTGATGGTATCCCCCGACGAAGATGCAATAGCCACGGATGATATAACCCAGTTACCTGTGTCCTCTGTGGTGACGCTGCCAGTTGGGTCGAAACTTGTGCTGCTTTTCCTGCTCGTATTGCCGATTGGCGAAACAAGCGTCGGTCCTGCATATTCTTCATACGCTGCGGAAGCGGTCGATAAAGCACCGCTGAAGGTAATGGTGATAGTGATACTGGCAGTAAGTGCAGTTACCGTAGCACCCCAAATTTCAGAACGAATTCCTCCTGCGGAAGTGGCGGCTAACAAGGTATAGACGTCGCTCCCCGTATCGGCGATGCCCATAACAGTGATTGTGGGGTCAAGAATTGAAACAGCAACGACCACATACTGACCATTAGTCAACGTGTTCGCTGAAAATGCCAGCGTACTTGCCGACCCGCCGAGGGTTGCTGTCGATCCTGTGGTTGGTGAGATTGCCATCACTATTACTCATATCTCATACAGAAATATACTTGGTAATTGTTGGGTGTGCTTCTGCCCAACAACCCCGATGCTGTTTCTATATAGGTGTGTGATGCGCCATAAAGATTGATGGAAAAAGTTGCACCTTCAACCCCTATGTACTGGGGCAACACTCCAAAAGAAGTCAAAGGATAATCAAACTGTCCAACAAAGGGAGAAGCCGTATCCATAGGAACCATATTTTGAAATAGTGGATTGGCACCACCATTCCCTAGCCAAAAATAACGGCAAGGAATGCCCCCCGTTGTGATGCCGTTGTTGTTAGATACAAGAGGGGCCACACCCACGCCAAAAACCAGAGTCTGTTGAACATACCCTTGTACGCTTGAATTGCCGCTCCCGTTCAACATCATTGTGACGTGAGTTCCAGTATAGGCATAAGTGCCCCCCGATGGGATAATGCTACGTTCGATAGCGAAGGCTTGAGGCAAACCGTTCGACCCCAAAGAAGCTGAACCACGCCACATCAGCACCGAAATCTGCCCCGGCCTTGCGCTAAATCTACAATCGTATGTAATTGAAGAACTTGGAGGTGAAGCACCATTAGCCTGTGTACGATACGGTCCCATGACTACCCCAGATGCAACACCGGCACCATTTGTAGAGGTGCTGATGGTTATGCGAATGGAGGGAGAGTTAGTTTGACCGGAGTCATTACCGTATTCTACCTTGGCGTAAAAATTGCTCATACCATCGGTGGGTTGCCAAATAGAGTAGTAGAATGCACCCGAACCGGGAACCGTGGATGCTGCTGTTACTACGCCCGAAGAACCCGATTCAGCCAACGGCGTTCCGTTCTGATTTACAATAGTGAAGTACCCCGCCCCAAGAGCCGTGATGACGAACGTACCATTGTTGATGGAGTGCGTTAACGCGGTGATGGTTAATGCTTGACCAACCTGCAACGCGGCACCCGAAACCAACGTGTAAGTATAGTTGGCCGACGAACCGGAGATGCCAGACACGGCGGAGATGGTCAAACCGCTTCGCATCCACTGACCAGTATCGGTTGACTGTACCCAACTGTTAGTTGCGAACCACTGGTCGATGGGCGCAGCCCACTGCCAGTAGTTGGCATAGGTTGAACTATCTGCGATGAGATTGAGTTGTTGCGTTGCCATAGTTTTTACTCCAGTTGAATTGTTCCTGACCAGCTTGATGTTCCGCTTGTAATCACCAGGGTGAATTTATCATCCTGTATCACAGGCAGTGGGCTTGAGCCCAATGAGGTAAAGGTGCTTACAGTGCCACTGCTCGTCCCCGCAGCAATAGTTATAGCCGACGTAAAAATGGGGCTCCCATTTTGATAGATGTCGAATGTCAAAGCGACACTGGGGTCAGATGAAACAACGTACACCTTGCACTGTGTAATCACATTGCTGCTTCTTGGTGCCAATGCCCACGCGGCTGGGTTAGCGACCGCACCGCTACTTAGATAGAAAATGGCTGTAGCCGAAGACTTGGCTGAAGTCAACCTCCCCTTTGCATCTACAGTGATGTTAACCGCCCCATAAGAGCCAGCGGTTACTCCCGTGGTTGACAAAGCGGCTGACGTGCTTCCGACACTGGGACCAGCGAGAACATCACCTGTTAATTGGTTAATACCAGCCGCACCGGAAATTGCGCTGATAACACCCCCACTTACTGTGGTTGTCGTTCCATCAGGAACTACCCCGCCGACCAAACTGTTAGTCGCAAGCGGAATGTCGGCTGAGACAAGATTTCTGAATGTGGGAGCCGCTGCTGTACCCGAAGTAGGACCGGCATAAATTACGTTGGCGACTTGCGTGGCTTTGGTTAAAGTGAGAGTTCCGGTTCCTGTGATGGGAGAACCGGAAACAACGAACTCTGCCGGGGCTGACAATGCCACACTGGTAACTGCGGATGTTGCTATGAACTGCCTTGAACTATTTGTAGCAACGAACGCAGCACTCAAGGGTATAGCAGCACCATTGACATTGACTACGGATGCGGCCTGAGAACCCGAGCCCGGTCCTGCGGTTACATCACCAGTAAGTTGGGTGATACCCAGTGAACCGCCAGCTACGCTGATAACACCAGAGGAGATAGAGATGGTTGTGTTATCTGGTTGTACGATGCCCAATGAGGAACCTGTTGCTGTTGGCAAGTCTCCTGCAACCAGCGAACGGAATGTAGGAACAGCAGAACCTGAAGTCGGACCAGCCCACACGGCATGAGCACTTTGAGATGACAATCCAATTGTGATAGTGCCGAACGTGGTAACGGGGTTTCCGCTTACAGTGAACCCCGAGGGAACCGCCATGTCCACGCTTGTGACCGTCCCGCCGCCGATGGAGCCGCTCGAAGCCGAAGTGATTCTACCCTTAGCGTCTACGGTGAGATTGGTGAATGAATAACTGCCGGGAGTGACGCCAGTGGAGGCGAGGGTAGCAACCTGAGAACCCGAACCCGGACCGGCTGTCACGTCGCCTGTGAGTTGACTGATGCCAGTCGTACCGGCGATAGCACTGATGACACCGTAGGCATCTATGCTAATGGTGTCCCCGTCCGGGATGACGCCACCAAGAACTCCGGGGGTCGGGGGACTAGAAATTGGAGCAAGAGCAATCGGTATGTCAGCCCCAACAAGAGTACGAAAAGCGGGGGCAGCAGCCGACCCTGTGGTTGGACCGGCGTAAACTCGATTGGCACTCTGATTAGTTTTACTGACAGTGAGCGTGCCTGAACTTGTGACAGGAGAATTCGCCACGCTGAACTCACCGGGCATGGACAGCCCAACGCTATTCACCGTGCCCGGTGTTCCTGTAGAGGCTGCTGTGATAAGACCTTTGGCGTTGACCGTGATGTGAGCGAATGAGTAAGTGCCGACGTTGCTGTTCACTGTTGCCAACGTGGCTGTGGTGTTGCCTGTGCTGTTGGCTGGAGTGGTCACATCTCCATTCAGTTGGTCAATAGCAGAGCCACCCACAATGGCGCTTATGATTCCCGTTAAGCCTGAAACCGAGGTCGTGGTGTTATCGGGAACCACAGCACCGAGCGTGGCTGATTGAGCCGGGGGAAGGTCTGCTGCCACAAGAGAACGGAAAGAGGGTAAAGCCGCAAAACCCGAAGCAGGACCGGCCAAGACCAAGTTAGCTGACTGCGGGGTATTTCCACCCGCTGCTCCTCGACCCTGAATGGTGAAGTAGTTTGTACCATCAGACACGATGCGGATGCCCTGATATTGAACCAAGGTTATTTGTGTCAACCCATCAATGAGGGAGGTGGTTGCAGTGATAGTGACCGTTCCAATTCCAATGTTCGAGTAATCGGCGAACCATCCGTCAGGAAAACTCGCCCCGGCCTGAGGCAAGATGACAGCTATCGGCAGTGCGTTTTCAAATGTGGTGAAGTGGTTTCGGTCGGCGGTTTGAATCGTATAGGTCGTATTTGTTTGAGCATTAACGTACTCAACTATAGTAGCAACTACAATACCCGTGCCGGAAGCTAGTACATCTCCGGTTAGTTGGTTGATGCCTGATACGGGAGCCGCTGTGTTTACCCACTTTGTGCCATTGAAAGAAAGAAGCTGTCCAGATGTGGGTGGGCTGGTGAAGCTCACATCGCTGAGACCAGCTAGAGTAGGGGTATCAGCAATCCATACTGAGCCATTGTAAGTTAGAACCTGCCCGGACGTTGTGGGAGGTGAGGTAATGCTCACATCGCTGAGATTAGCTAGGGTACCAACAGGGGTCTCTGCAACCCACACCGAACCGTTGAAAGTTAGAACCTGCCCCGCTGTTGTGGGAGGGGAGGTGACAATCGCTACATCGGGGAGATTGTGTAAATAAAGGGTTACGTTTCCCGCTACTGGGTAGATATTATTGACAGAGGAAACAGTGCCCACAGTCCCCGACCCGGCGATGGGAACAAACCCCGCACCCACCATCCATATCACACCATTGTCAACCGTGGTGAAATTTGTACTCCACGTGGGCTCTACACCCCCAGAGATTCCAGCGTCTATAACCGTTTGGAGGTTTCCATTGTAGTCAATGATGGTGTCGCCAAGAGCATAGGTTGTGGCTGGCGTCCACACTTTGTTGGCGTAAGCATTGAGAAGGTAGGTGGTACCGCTGACTTCATCAAGAATGAAGTCGCCAACAAGGGTTAACCCACCCGCCGCCTGTACAAGTGTACGGAGACCCCCCTTGGATGGGGGGGAAGTTTGCGGCATTATCCAGATTTGATTACTGGGAGCGGGGCGTACGTAAGTCAAACCATTTGAGACAAATAGCTCTTGGCTGTCTTTAGTCCATGCGGGAATGCCGGGAACAGCGGCTGTCGCACCTGAGATATTCTTCAGTAACCCGCTGTAAAGTTGTAATGGAAATTGAAGGGCCATCAGGTTCCTTGTCTACTAAGGAAAACGGCAGTCAAGAAATGGGTCAGCGGTCTTCACTCCAAGTAATTTGACCAAGTAAAGCACTTGTTCCTACACCGATAGCGGCCAAACAGTACACATCTGATGTTGTACCCTGAGCGTTGATAGTGAACGGCAGGTCTAGTTGAGTTAAGCTGTACGTCACAGGGGTGCTATTCCCTCCCCCGAACCCTCCCGTTGATGAGAAATACCCCGAAGCAACTTGGATACCGAGAACCGTAAATGTGGTGCCGCCTCCGGCTCCGGCACTTGTGCCAGAAGCATTGGCATACGTCAGTGTAATGTTCGTTGAAGCTGTTATGGTAAAGGTGCCATTGTTTCCAGCGTTCCCGGCTGTGAACCCTGCTATGGTTATGGAGTAACCGAGCCAGCGATTGTTTGCCCCCTGAGCGATACTGTTTCCCGCCCATGTTATTGTAGTAACCCCTCCGGTTGTAGAGATTGCGGTGATAACTGGAGCCAGACCTGAGGCTGAGGTGTCGTATGTTACTCCTGAGTTGTTTATGGCTACGAAAGAAGGAGCAACCAATGAGGGGTTGTAAAGAAGCGCCCACTTACCTGTTGTATCGCTGGTGTTGATAACGGTCGTTGACAGTGCCTTATAGATGGTACGATTACTTACACCACTATAAGTTAACGCCGGAGCAATTTCTACGAGTGGAATAAGTGCAGTAGTTCCCACGCTTGTTGTGGAGACCCCATTGTCCGCAGAAAAGATGGTTGAATTGGGTGCTTGGCTTCCCCCTTCTGATTGAACCGTGCCGCAGATGGAGTACATAGTTGTAGTTCCCGCCGCCGCATGTGCGGAGTCGTTTGCGATGTACCAACGAATTGGTAGATTTGCTGTGTTCATGTAAGGGGCTGTGCTCACAGCAACATTAGCCCATACGATTTGATGACAGTAATAAACTATGCCATTGACATCAACACCAAATCGAATACGACCAACGCCTAACCATTGGAGGTCGATTATAAAAATTTGAGTTTTGGTGAAATCCAACGTGATTCCAGAAACTCCAGTGCCATCCATTTTGTCAATGTTCCAATTGGTTTGTAGAATCTGAGTATCAACAGGAGACCCGGATGTGCTGGAACGTAGAGTAACTGCTATAACGCCGGAGGCACCCCCGGCGTTAGCTCCAGCGGTGGTTCCATCCATGTCAAAAAACACACCATCGTTGGTATCGCCATATCCTATCATCTTTCGTACGTATCGAGTGTAGGCTCCAAGCACCCCTGTCATGAGAATGAGTTGAGACTTACCCGGTTCATAACGGTGGTATTGATAGGATTGGTAAAGGGCTGAAGCTGAGGCAACGGTTCCTCCCGTGCTCAAGGTTGCTGATGATACGTTTGTAGTTTTGGTGACAGACCCTGTACCAGAGGTCACGATTGCCATGATTGTGGAATTCAGGTCATAGCGATTTGACATAGAGAATAGGGTTTGAGGTTCAGCTACTCTCACCCATCCAAACGCGGTGGTTTGCGCTCCACCAATTTGCGTTTGAAGGTCACCATATACATCGGACGCAGTGTAACGGAACTTACCTTCTACATCCGTTCCACCGACTTGGGTTCCCGTTGTAGGCGAACTCGCCCCTGCTGTTGCATCTGAGCTACTCGTGGCAGTAAGGGTGATGGCGGAGGTTTTGATGTTGACATCAAGAGCATTACTGGTGCTGGTGAGAGCATTGCCAGAACCGTCTTGCATACGGGCTGACCAATTACCTGATTGAGCGGCCTGAACCGCGAATGTACCTGTACCGATGACAGTAGCGTTAAGGTTAGCCGCTGTGCCCTGCGTTACAGTGGTTGTTGAACCACTTATAGATTCAACGTAGATTGGATTTCCAGAAGAGTTGGCCGAGCTTGTGGCAGAGATTTGAACCACACCTGAAACACCCGAGACAGCAACTGTCCCGCTTACTGGTTGGGTGGCTTGATAAAAGGCTCCAGTCACAGCGATAGAAGCATTGGCAATGGTAATCTGGTCAGCGGAGGTTAATGCACGAATTAAACGTGGGTCGATAGCAGTACCAGAAACCGTTTCGTAAACAGGCCACGCTCCTGAAGCAGAGGTTGCTGTGCCCTGAGCGACCGTTGCTGTACCTGATACGGTCACCGAACCAGTTACGACCGTAGTTGAGCCACTGATAGTCTCAACAAAAATAGGGTTGCCGGAAGAGTTCGCCGCACTGGTTGCTGATACTTCTACCACACCTGATACTCCAGATACGGCCACCGTTCCTGACACGGGTTGAGTGGCTTGATAGAACATGCCAGTTACTGCAACACTGGTTGGAAAGTTAGACACGGACACCGAACCAGCAACATTTACTGTGTTGCTCTCTGACACCAGTACCTGCAAGTTACCATTAGAATCAACGTTGGCTAAGTTCCCATCACTTCCTGATTTAATGATGATTGACATGGCTTACACTCCTACGACGTTAATGAGGTATTGACCCCATGTGTTATTGGGAGCATAGGCTACAACGTCAAAGCCCACTCCAGCTACAAGATTTTCTGCATAAGCAACCAGACCTTCCACAAGAGTATCATCGGGGTCGTGGTCTACGGTGGTTCCTCCGAATGGGTTACAAAGAATTACACTATCAGCGTTCACCCAAGGCTGTCCTATCAGTGTAGTTCGAGCAGTATCACCTTCGAGTTCAGTATCAAATCCAAAATCGACTAAGACTTGTAGGTAATTCCCCCCACCCCCACCAGACGCTGGAATTAGGGATGCATCCAATTTTCCAGTTGCACTGAGCATCGGAATTGACCCAGCTTCAGCCGGACCAGTTGAAGCGGTGACAATGTTTGCACGCCATTCTTTCCACGGTGGGCTGCCGAGGGCGTCGTCGATTCTGTTTAGGATGACACTCCAGATGGTTGCCATTAGACGAACAAAGCCTCCATATCTGACATGAAGGCAACGGCAACCGACCCTTCAAGAATGTAAGGCTCTAAAGAGGTTGACACGTTGTTGGCGGCGTAGTAGAGCCACACTTTGGAGTGCTGTTGGTTGGATTCGATTTTCTGTATCCCATTGACTTCAATCATGATTTCACGTCCAGTGGGGTCAAGTGAGGGGTCGGGTTTGTACCACCAGAAGGCCGCGTGAATGGTAGTGTTCGTCTGAAACCCTGATTGGTTTGCCATCCATGCCTCCGCAGACGAACGCTTGCACGGTGCTGGTAGCACCATGAAGGGTCTTCTAGTTGAGCCGTCTTGTGGTTGGGACGGGTCTCTATATTGAGGAAAAGAAAGTCACATTTTCCCCAAGTAAAAAATTTTCCAGAAATGTGGCTAAATCGACCAATTGGCTGGTATACTGTTTGTGGAGATGGTCTATGCTTGGCAACAACACTTGGAGAACGCCACTTCGTAACCTATGTGATTCAGACCTTTCACCCCGAGCTTGCTAAAGCTGCCCGGAAGGCGTATCGTGCTGCTAAGACCGAGGTTACCAATGGATAACAGACCCCGCTGGCTCCGTGGATATAAAGACGACATCATCGGAGCCCACTACATTCACTCCCGCATCGAGTTCGGTATTCTCAATGGACGCTATTGGGAGTACGACACCAAGTTTCTCGAACGGCGGGAACGGTACAACGATGAGCTATAAGGGGGAGTTGTGAAATTCTGGAACCCATTTCGAAAGCCGGTCACCCTATTACCCCCGCTTACTCATGCTTTCTGTGAGACGATGTTCGCCAGTGGAGTTACCCCATGGCACATTCGGAAACTCGGACCTGCTGGCCGAAAGCTAGGCGGCGGAGCCGACACACCCTCCCTTTGCGGAAAAGACGTGGCTTGGGATTTGAGCGTGGAGATTACCGCCCATCACCTTACCCACTGCTGCCTGTACTGCCGTCAGATTTTTGAGGAGCCTCAACAGTGAGAGACGCCACACGAAGAATCCTTACCACCACCGCTCGTCCGGGGCAGCACCAAGGCTCTTTGACTGCCCAAATGGTCGAGCTACAGAAGCTTGCCCGTCACTTCGGTCTCTATGACGCTGATGACTGGCTTATCAAAACCTTCTTCGCGAAGGTGACCCCTGAACAGGAGACCGAGCTATGAGCGACCTACCCAAGTTCAATCCCGGCGACATTGTTTCCTTCTGTGGCGATGAAGCCGAAGTGGTGCGTGATTTCGACACCAGCGTGAACGTGAAACAACGCAACGATGAGGGAGGCTGGGACCACATGTCGTGGTACAAGGTTTTTCAAGGTGAGCCTGTCATTCTTGTGAAGTTGGCTCCCCATGTCTAAAGTCCGCGACCTGTTCCATGCCATCGACTATGAGAACATGCTTCTCGAAGAGTTCTTCACAAGTCTGGACTCCATCGACAACGTAGCCTACGTTGACCCGGCAAAGGTGAAAGCCTTGAAGGAAGCTGTTGTCAAAGTCAGGGCGATTAGCGATACCTTTACCGGCGACGAGAGTTGGGAAGACATCGCTCTGTACTTCGCAGATTGCGAAGCTGCGACCGCGTACACGTATGGCAGCACGAAGAGTATGTCCATGTACGAGACCAAGCGGCATATCTCCATCTGCCAGACGATGCTTTCCTCCATTGAGGCCGGGGCTTTGGTTGGGAAGTCCAACTACCTCTCTCGCTCGAAGAAAGAGCATGTGATTGAACAACTCAGGAAGGTGATTGATACCTGTCAGAATAAGGTGGATAATCAGAGGAACACCCATGACAAATGACCTCATCGAAAAAACAATGGACACGATTGAACTGCTTCAAGCTGCCGACAAGTGGGTTGACGAGAACTACACGCGACCTACGGCTACTGACAGGTTGATGGCACGGAACGCCTTTTTGGTCGCGGCCAACCTCACTGTGACACAGATGAGACGCGAATTTCAGAGTATTACAAAGTAGGTCGGTTTCACACCGGCTACTTTACTCTGGAGGCGTATGAATCCCGAAACACAATCCATCCTCACGCTCACCGACAAGCCGTATGATGAGTACAACGCCATCCTCCCACTCATCAAGCAAAAGCTTGGTGACCGCACTCCAGTTTTTGAGCACACGTTGGTGGAGGAGTTGCCTCTCACTACGTGCCGCCGTGCTTATCGCACAGCTATCTACACCGCGATGGGAGAGCCCAACGTGTATCGGGAGACCGAACACCAGAAGCCGGTAGAAGTCAAGAAGGGTCGGAAGCCGGTGAAGAAGGAAGCCGAGAAGTAAACGCACAAACAGAGAATTTCGAAAACGACCTGATAAAAATTTCAGGTCGTTTTCCTTTGGGGTGATGTATACTACCAGCAGGAGTGTCTTCTATGGCAGACCCAAAGACTGCAATGGAGTCGTTGATTGAGCAGAATGGTGGAAAACTGGTACGACAACGGAAACACAAGGTCTACCGATTTCCCAACGGGGCTACGTTTGTAGTCGCCAGCACGCCCGAGTGCCCCCTTGCGTATGACAATGCTCTGGCTCATTTGAAACGCTTGCTAGGCATCTATCCTCCGGACCGAGGAGCACCCGGCACACGACGAAATAAGCGGCTCAAACAAAAGGCCGCCACTGCGGGTAGCAAAATGCTACCGCTTGGAACCAGTCAATCAGAACCAGTAGAAACATGGAAGGAAAAGTTGCTGCTTGCTGCACTTCAACTACCGGAGGTTGTTCCAAAACAACAGCTACAAATACGAAAGCCTCTCACCTTTGAGCAACGAATGGTTCGAGCCGGAGTAAGAAAGTTGGAGAAGTGATGTACAAACCCATCGGAAAGCTGATTATGAGAACATTGAACGCCGTCTTTGTGCCTTGTGCGAACACGGGGATGAGCCTAAACGTAAGATTCGTGTGCCTATATCCGAATCGGCGTGGAAACTTTACTTGCGCTCCAAGAAAAAGCGTATTAGGAAGAAGTGGGCGAAGAACCAAAACAATTTCACTGTGCGGGGTGCGTACTTCGATATGGACCGTCTCGCCTCTCAAATAAAACTTAAGGTTGGGTCCAAGCTGGAGTTGTATGGCGAACAAGGTAAAAGTTCACGGTGACCACGAACTCCGGATGAATTGGGCGGGTCAGTTCCCCCACTTGGTTGAAGACATTGACGTGTTCAACCGTATGCCCTCGGCTCGACAATCAGAACTTCGCGCAACACATGAGCTAGTTGCCAATAACCCTCAGGCGACCGCATTTCTTATTTTTGACCCGAGGACACGTCAGCCTTATCCCGGTCAGATTCTTTATAGCGACATTGAGAAGAGGTTGAAAGAGACTCGTCGTTCTCTCCCCGAAGTTCCAGCCGGATACAAGTTCACTCTACCGACCGGGGTTCCTCGTAGTGTGCTTTCCTATGCGTACGCCCCTGAACCCACCGAGGACCAAGCATTTCAAATTCTGTTGGCGTTTGAGAGTCATGTTACTCGCGAAAGGCTTGCAGAGTTTTGTACGTACGATAAACGGCTCCTCTCGGACAAACCTGTGGATGGTGTGTTCGCTTTTATCTGGCGTCTCGCTCGATACATGAGTGGAGCCGACACATCTATTCCATCGACAGCGTTCGTGGACTTGATAGACGGCACATCCCGGCTAACCCACCTTCGTGTTGACCTCGCACGGGTGAAGACCATTATGCAATTTCTTCAAGCCAAAGCTGAGGAGTTGGTTGATGTGGTGGGTGAAGACAGACATCGCGGAGCCCTTCGCTGGGCTCAAGCGTCAGGAGTTACGAAATGATTAAAGAGATGAAGGGCGAAGCCCATCTTTTCAGTGAGACGGGCACCGAGGGCGGCTGGTGGGCTATGCAGGAAGACGGCTTCCTGTGCGAAGACGGTATCCACTGGAAGTACGAAGGGCTCCGTGAACTCAAAGAGGGCGATGACTTCACCGTGTACGCTGAAGATGGTAGTGTACTTTGGCACGGCACCATCAAGTGGGACAAGAAAATCAACTTGAGACCGCGACAGGTCATTCGTAAAGGCAAGCTGGTGAACAGCCGGTCATGGAAGCAGCAAGTTGTAGACGGTATGTGGGTACATTGGCTTCAAGCCGGGGTCAAGCCCGAGGTTTGGAGTGAGTTGTTCACCGGGCACAAACGATGCCTTCTCAGGCGTGAAGAAAAAATTGACGAAAAACTAGCCAATCCCGTGTCGAGTCCGGTATTATTCTAGTGATTGAACTATCAGCCCCCTAAGTATGGGGGCTTTATGAAAGTTGGAGATTTAACAGGTCAAAAGTTTGGCTACCTCACCGCAGTTCACAGGGATGGAGCTAAACACCGAGTGTGGGTGTGCCGTTGCGACTGTGGTTCAGACTGCTTGGTGGAGGGTAGTAGGCTCAAGCGGGGCATTCGGACTAGCTGTGGTTGTCGCGGGGTTGAGGACATCACGAGTCAGCGATTTGGCTACCTCACCGTGCTACGGTTGAAGGAGACCAGACGCCAGAAAACTTTCTTCGAATGTTTGTGCGACTGCGGTAAAACTACAGTCGTTGGTAGGTACAAATTGACCCACAGTAGTACAAGAAGTTGTGGGTGCCTGTACACCAAGACACGGGAAGGTGAACGGAAGGAATTTGGAGCCTCCGCTGCGCGGTCGGTGCTTAAGGAATACCGGAGGAGTGCAAGGGTTCGGCATCTGGTTTTTAGTTTGACAGATGGGGAGACTCTGAAACTCATCAAAGGGTACTGTGCTTACTGTGGGGCTGAACCCCAACGAAAAGTGGAATTGAAGACTGGGTACGGATTTTTTATGTGCAATGGCATTGACCGCTTGGATAACACTAAGGGGTACATCGCCGGTAATGTTGTACCGGCTTGTAAAAAGTGCAACTACAGAAAACAGGCGGAATCTGAAAAGGATTTTCTCAATTGGATTAGGCAGGTTGCCATACACAGATTGGGGATGGGATGAGTCGAGTTCTTGGCTTAAGATATTGGGATGACCCCGTGTTATCCAAGGTTTGTGAACCCGTGCGAAGCACCGAGTTTGGCTCCAAACTGAGAGAGTTCGCCAGTGAACTACTGGCTACCATGAACACCCACAAGGGTGTTGGCCTTGCTGCTCCCCAAGTTGGGATAGTCAGTCGCGTTTTTATCATGCATTTCCCTGAGTCGGCCAAAGATGGAAAGTTGACTGCCCCACCCCTTGTGGTGTGCAATCCAACCCTTAAGTTTAGTGGCCCTTTGGTCTGTGAACAGGAAGGTTGTCTGTCGCTTCCATCGTTGTTTGAGCAAGTTGAAAGGCATCAATTCACATCCATGCGGTACTTCACAGTGCTCGGTGAAGAGAAAGAGATGGAACTGAGTGGCATGAATGCACGGGTCGCGACCCACGAGGCCGAGCATCTCGACGGGATTATGTTCTTCGACCGCAGCCACATGTCCAAGCAGGTACAGAAGTCCCTCCTACGTCAGTGGGAAAAAATCAAACATCGTTATATGAAGCAATAGTTTTACAGAGGGCGATGAACACGGGCTGCTCCAAGTCCATTTTCATTTTGTTCACATCCTTGTGAACCCACTGCACGTTGTCTCGGGTGTATCCCTTGCTTGAATCAATGCGGTCAAGGGAAGCGGTGGATTCCCCATGCATGTCCCCCTTGATGGTGTTGGATATGCTTATGGGAAGCCCGGATAGGGCACAACGACCCGCCTGTTTGTTGTGCAACAAATCGTACAGAAACTGCTTACCCTCTTTTGGGGTTCCCAGTTGATGTGAAAGGTTCCTTATTTTTGCATTTCTTATGATTCGACCCCACACCCGTGCGTTTAAGTTGTGTTTGTGCCCTTGTTCCCAACAGCGGCGGCATTGAGTGCTCCGACCACTTTTTAGTGTCATCCCCATCACCGATTTTTCGGTTCCGCACTGGCAGCGGCAGAGCCAATACACATTTTGGTCGTCGGGAGTAGCACCCCGGTTTAGGTCTCTTTTCACTACCGTCCATCGTCCGAAAGGCTGGCCTGTGATGTCAATAAAGTTGTATGCTGGCATTTTGGTCTCCTAATGAGGGATACCAAAGTTGAGTAATTCTCGTTATTTGCAAAAGCTTACCCAAAAAGTAGCCAAACCCCTGTCACTACTCGTATACTAATACTTTGAGGAGAACTATGGCTGACCGTGGTTATACTGAGCAGTTTGTGGATTATAGTGCAGGGCGTGAGGATGCTCCGACCCTGACGATGATGGTCGGTCTCTCCGGCTCTGGCAAGTCTGTACTCACCAAGGGGTGGGTTTTGAACGGCTACGGTCGTGTGCTCCGCTTCAACCGCGACGACCTCCGGGCGATGCTTTACCCCGGTGTGACGTGGGAGAACGGTGGCAAGCGTAACGAGGATTTGGTTCGTCGCTATGAGCAGGAAGGTGTGAAGTCTGCCCTCCGTGCAGGTCACGTGACCGACGTTATCGTGGACGACACCAACTGTGTTCTTCGCACTCGGAACGGGTGGGAGGAAATCGCTCGTGACTCCCGTGCCAAGTTCCGTATCGTGAACATGACCACTTCGCTTCAGGAGTGCATCGAGCGTGACGCCAAGCGTACCGGCACCGCGTGTGTCGGTGAGAAAGTTGTTCGGGGTCAGTACAAGACCCTGTGTGAGGCTACCGTGACCCCCAAGATGTACGAAGTTAATCCAGACGTACTCAATCGCGCCATGGCAGACCGAGAGGACTTTCGGACAGGGGAGTTCACTCGTCGGCTGAAGGATTCCCCATTCATCCTGTGCGACATCGACGGAACGCTGGCTGACCACACGGGTGTCCGTAGCCCCTTCGATGAGTCCAAGGTGCTGCTGGATGGCGTACACGAGGTTGTGGCGAACTGGGTGCGTGCGTTGTACCCTCACTACAACATCATCATTGTTTCGGGACGCCATGCAGGGTGCTGCCCCGACACGGTTGATTGGTTGAATGGATATAAAATTCCTTTTGATTTTATAGTGATGCGTTCAGCCGGGGATAATCGGAGCGATGCTATCATCAAGCCTGAGTTACTTTCCGAAATCCTTACGACCGTACGGAAAGATGAAATTGCTTGGGTGATTGATGACCGGCCCCGTGTAATCCGAGCGTGGAAGGAAGTTGGGTTAAAGGTTTATCCAGTTGCGGGAACTACCGAACACGCCGCGACCTGTACGTTTAAGGGGTCAAAAGGGTATCGTCGTTGTCCAATTTGCAGCGCATTAGAGGATTTTTAGTGACAGGAAATTCAACTATGGCTCCCTCTTGTAGGGAGCCATTTTTATGTTCATTTACGTCATTACCAATAGCACAACAGGTAAGATTTACATCGGTCAGCACAAGAAAAACAATCTGAAGAAGTATCTTCAGACTAAGCTGTCTGACGCAGCTAAATTTAGAGGAGGTCAATCGCGCCTCTATAACTCCATGCGTAAACACTCAAAAGAGGTTTGGTCAATCGAACCTCTCATGGAAGTTGAAACCAAAGAAGAACTCGACCGGCTAGAGCGCCTACTCATCGCCCTCTACGATACCCGTAATCCTGAAGTCGGCTATAACATCTGCAAGGGAGGGGAAGGATTCACAGGAAAGCATACAGATGAGTGGAAGAGGAATCATAGTGCGATGATGAAGGGACGGGTGTACTCTCCAGAGGCTATCGCACGTATGAAGGCGGCTCCGAAGAGTGAGGCTCAGTTGAACAATCTTAAACGAGCGAAAGACCCTGATGTCGTAGCTAAGAGAACAGAGCGGTATACTACAGACCCCGACTACCGGGCTCAAATAGCCTACACTAGCAAACAACGGTGGACTGAACCTGCCTATCGTTCAAAAATGGTAGAAAAGCTGGACGCAGCAAGGGTGGCAAGATGGGATAAGTATAGGAAAGAGGATACATTGACCGCAAGAATCGTTGAATTGCGTCAAAAAGGGGTGACGCATAGGGCTATTGCACACGAACTAGGAATAGGAAAAAGTACAGTAAATAGTCACTTAAAACTAGCCGAAACCTCGGCAAGTCTGGTATACTAAGGGTATGAAACCCCTCCTTGTGCGCCTCATGCTGTTTGTCGTTTGCCCTTTATGGTGGTGTTGTGCAGCTACAAATCGAATGCGGTAAAGCGAAATCTCACTCTGGTGGAGTTGAAGATGCTCATACCGAGCCTGTGAAAGATAAATCTTACGATTACCAAAAGACGCTCACCGCACAAGTCATCGCTGAATTCGATGCCAATCGTACAGATGGGTCTCATGGGGTGACTGGCTTGGCACAAAAAATGTTCATCACAAGAAATTCCCCTCGTTCTTCGAGGGGAGACAACCAAATTTACCCCGGTTCTCAGTATCCCGTACTGGGACTCAGAAGAACCGGGAGAGAACACCGGCTGGAAGATTCGGGGGAATACTAGCCAAATCCGAGAGCCTCTCGGTATACTGATACTGTGTGGCTTGTCCCTAGTACAAATTTTTCCAAACTATCGGTCTCCTATACAGGAGGCTGTATATGTGGAGTCGAGTTTGTCCCTCTTGTGGGGAAGAAAAGCAATACAAGAATCGGGTATACTTCAATCGAGTAGTGGCAGTTAACGGGGTGTGTCATGCTTGTGCAAAAAAGAGGGGTAAGACACACAATCGAACGAGTAGTGATTGTGAATTGAAAGTTGTGGAGTTGTTGGCTTCGGGGCTCAACGATAGGGATGTATCGAGACAGTTGTCTTTATCGAAAAGTACGGTCTCGGGCATCAGACGGAGATATGGGTTGCCAGCGCGGGGGCGACACCTGTTTGAGTTGCAAATAGGCTCTGATGGTAAAGCAGCTTGTGCCAGTTGTGGGGAACGACGAGATGAGAAAGATTTCATGGCAAGACCGACAACGTACCACGGATTGCGGCGTAGCCCTATGTGTAAGTTTTGCGAGTATAAAAACACGAACACGAGACTCAGTTCGCTGGAAGCTTACATGAAACACAAGGCTTCCACCTTGAAATCCTCGGCAAAGAAGCAGAGCTTACCGTTTGATTTGACGTGGGAGTATTTAATCGCATTGTTCAAAACTCAAAACGGTGGGTGTTTTTACACT